GTAGATGTAGATGAATACGTTGATATGCCGTACTTTATGTCAACAGTTTTTCAACCAATTATCCTCTACACGTTTCAACCTGATGCTGTCGCTGGCAAGGGAGTGGGTTTTAACTTCACATTTCTCAATGATTCCATTGTAGAATACATGGTAACTGGTGGTTCAACATACCGCCACCATGTTTGGAATTATTGTGCAGATGTGTTGAAGGTCAAACACCGCTTCCTAGGTTTAACTCTCTCAACAAGTGTTTGGGAGGTTGATAGGAAAAGAATGTCTCCACACCATGAACTGATTTTGTTGACTCCTGTCTTCAAAATAGGTTTTTGGGGATCACTGTTTGAAAATCTTGAGGCTGCCGAGTTGCGACGTTTGGACGTCGTTTTCGGTGATTTTCTACGAATGAAAGTGGTTACTAAGGAGGGCATGTTGATCTCCACTGGACGTGTTGGCGAGATGAATGTCGCGACCGTTAAAGCAGAGATCGACAATACGCTTGCGAGTCTTGTGCGATTGGGTAAACAGGAATTGATGTGGGCAACCACACAATCATATTTGGACGGTGATAAGCCTGCGTCAATTATATTGACCGAATATCACAGATCCCGTCGGGTAGATTTGATCCCCGTACGTTTCCCTGTCGCCGACTCTGTGCGGCGCTATCAATTTGAACCGGCATCCTTTGATCCCGATGCTAAAGCGAGTATGGTACCATACATGAATCCATTTATTAATGAAGCATTTGCACCAGATCGGTGTTATGCGAATGATTCACGAATGATTAAATCTCGCTTGTTGGATGTCGCTTCATTTAATCCGAACACCCCGTTTTTGCAGCGTGTCATCGATGAGTTTTTAGCCATCTTGATACCTGATAAACCAATGTGTGTTAATGGTGTGATGTTCCCTGCCGTTGCTGGAACTTTAGATCCTGTTCCTTTTGATGAAGTTTCTTTGCGACAGCCCACGCCTATACAGCAACACATTATTGATAGTGCGAGCCAAGCTGGTAGCTGGTTCGCTAGACGGGTCCGATCTTTTATGAAAGCAGAAGCTTATCAAGAGCCCAAAGACCCAAGGGTTATTGCTTTGTCGCCTGACAAAGAAAAGTTAGAATATTCTGCTTACATTTATGCATTTATTGATGAAATTGTCAAGGTGCAAGATTGGTATGCGTTTGGACGTACTCCGAAGGATATTGCCGCGTTGGTTACTAAAATGGCAGAAGGGGCG